TTGGGTATGGTCTTCAGCGACCTTGAGCCGCGTTCCCAGGAAGATCACCCCAAGCAGCAGTACGCCGCATGCGATTTTGTAGATCATTTGGTTTTTGTTTTATGGTTAAAATATTGCATTCGCTTTGCGCCAATCCTTGATGATTCGCCTCAATTTCTTGGCCGATTCCTGGTCGAACTTGTCATACTCAACCATGTGGTTGAATGTCTCCTCATCTATACCGGTGGCCAATAACATCAGCTTTTTATTCATTCCAAGCTCCATGGAGTCAAGGATCAGGTCGGGTAGTTTTGTCTCAATCATTGATTAACTTAATGAGTACCTTCTTTTCGATTTGAAGGGCGAAAGATAATCTATCCAACTCATCCAATGACAATAATTGTGGAGCTTTCATGGCATGATAGAACTTGTTGCGTGGGATTCCTGTCCTCTTAATAATATGCTCGTTCTTCAGCCCTGTGCTTTTAATCAGTTCCTTTAGTTTTGACATGGGCGCAAATGTATATAAATGTAGTTACAATAACCAAGCATTAAAATTAATTGTGCTGAAAATCAGCCAAATAAAAAAATATAGGGTTTTTTGTTGCGTGGTTACAAAATTGTACTAATTTAGCAGCATCAAAACCAAACAAACCCATGAAACCACTATTCGCTTTCGCTGCCGCATTCCTAGCAATGGCCGCAGCAGACCAAGATCACATCATCACTGCACTTGTCATGATGTGCATATCCGTTTACTTCTTCCTAAAAACATTAGAGAAAAATGAGCATCGAGGACTTTAACAAAAAAATCATCACTAAACAACCAATCAAAACAGAACAAAATGACACCATCCAAACCAACATCAACTGGAGCCTCATCGAGCGACTCCGAGCCTACTGGCTCATCAACGGACCAAACACCGACCAACAGTGTCGCGAACACCTCAAGCGAGTCCGAATCCAATCAACAGTCCATCCAACCTGATGGAGTGGTTACACCTCAATTCAAGAAGATGAGGGATATCATGACCAAGCATGAAGTTAAGCTTCCATTCATGGCCGAGTTTGAACTCATTGAGCTTATTTATGAGACTTGGAATGTGGGCTTCAATGAACGCTCCAAACTCCAGCAGCGATGGATGTAAAACTAAACGCCTGCTATTATAACCGATTCAGCGGTGAAATAGTCATGACCACAACCATAATCGGCGATTGGGTCTATTACCTCAAAAAAGGCCGAGAATTCTCAAAACCAAAATCAGTATTCAACCAAACTTATAAACCATGTCAGACAACCAAAAACTAACGCACTGGAAACAGCTAAAGAATCCAGACTACATCGGAGCCTATGCGCTCCAACCAGGTGAGGAACTAATCCTTACCATCAAATCATCAGGAGTAGAACAAGTAGCCAACACCGATGGCAAGAAACAGGACTGCCTAGTCATCCACTTCATGGAGCCAGTAAAGCCGATGATCCTGAACACCACCAATGCCAAGGTCATTAGCAAAGTCCACCAAACTCCATACATGGAGCAATGGGTAGGAAAGAAAATCCAAATTTATGCCCGCAAAATCCGTGCCTTCGGTGAGGATGTGGATGCGCTCCGAGTCCGTGACTTTGTTCCCAAATCGGTAACCATCGACCCAGCCAAGGCAATCAGTGCCATCAACGCCTGCACTACCTTGGATGAACTCAAGAAACTTTACACTTCCCTAACTAAAGATGAACAGGGCCACCCCGATGTCATCAAGGCGAAGGATAGCAAGAAGGGAGGTCTAGCATGATCCGTGAAATAGATATCGAACTAGGTAACTTCCGAGTTATAAACGCCCTTGTTGACCTTTCATGGTCAAATCACGCCCCTTCCGAGTTCGCTTCAGGTTACTCTGAATGCTCTTGGAAATGCCTATCACTAACCGAGGTTACTGAGGATGGCACCATCATCAAACACCATATCGATGACTATTATTCACAACTAGAAGAAATCATCTCAAACCTATGATCATACACAACTGCCAACAAGGAACCCACGAATGGCTCCAACTGCGACTCGGTAAGATAACCGGGTCGCGCCTTAAAAAAGTGCTAGCCAAAGACAACCTAGCCCTAATCGATGAACTCATAGCCGAAGAAGAGGTCGGCCTGATGGATGAGGATGACTTCATGTCGGAGGATATGCAGCGTGGCTTGGACATGGAACCGCTAGCCATCCAGGAATATGCCAACATCACTGGCCATGAGATTGACCATCCTTGCCTAATTCAGTCAGCTACCGAACCGCTTCTGATGATGTCTCCTGATGGCTACATCGGAACCACCGGTGCCGTGGAAATCAAATGCCCAAAGACCAAGACCCACATCAAATACATTCGCCAAGGCAAGATTCCAAACGAATACAAGGAACAGATTTGGTGCTACTTCATGGTCAATCCCGACCTGCAATGGGTGGACTTCGTGAGCTACGACCCACGCCTGACCAAGAAGCCCATCTGGATACTACACATTACTCGCGAAGAAGTAGCCGAAGATGTGGTTTTCGCCCTTACTGAACTTGACCGATTCATAACCAAACTAAACAACTACCGAAATGAAATCTTCTTTTAAAACAGCCTACAAAGGCTTCTATTGGAAGCGCAGGCACGAAGCTGAACGCAAGCGCATCATCGAGACAGGTCGCTGTCTGTGCGGAGCGAAGCTTGATGAGTTTAACAAAATCATAGATAGAGGCCACCAATACGGCTTTGAATGCGAGGTATGCCGATGAACCACCGCTGGACACAAAAGCAAGTCGATTTCATCATACGGAACGGCATGCTATCAGATCGCGAAATATCCACCCACATAGGCGTGGATGCAGCCAAAATCAAGTCTTATCGCAGGCGCAACGGTATCAAAAAAGACCCCAAGTTCCTCACCGATTGCCTTACCAACATCAAGAAACACGGTGGAGGGAGGCCAGTCAAGAAATGATATCACGCGCCCAATACAACGAAGCCTTAACCATTGTCGAGCAATACCACAAGCAACTGCTGGAGATATTCCTGATGCACAAAAACAAGAATTGGGAAGAACTGACCATTGGTGACTTTATAATATTCGACAAAAGCCTATCCAAAAACATCATCCCAAACAAGCCCTATCAGGTCACTTATGTCTCGCCTGATTGGAAGCAACGCCGAATCGCCTATTATGGGATAATCGGTGAGAACGGTAAGGAGAAATGGATGCGAAAATTCGCCAACGGTTATCGAGTTAGGCTTACATGACCACGCCATCGGCAATCTGAAACTGATTGACCGTAAAACTCCCATCTTCATGCAGATCCACAGTCGCTCCGCCTTGGGTCCATTGGTTCAAGACTCCTGTATAACGAGGCTTCAAATACGCGAGACAACCGATGGCCCAGGCACTGTGGACTTCATCAGCAAGATTCCGTGAACTATCCTGCTGGTTCTTGTGCCAATGGCCAAACATTACATTCACTCCAACCCTCATCCTAACCTGCCTGGCGATATTGACCGTGCCGCTTTTCAACCCCAACTCATGGCCATGCGCTATCCAAAGCTTACCGAACTTGGCCACCTTATGTTCAGGAACATGGATGATTCCATGCTCTTCCAATTCCAACTGAGTCGGTATATCCATCCCGAATAACTTCACCAGCTCCGGTGCCTTGGAGGCCACATAAGCTTCAAGCCTTTTCTCATGGTTGCCATCCTTCCAATAAATCGGGATATCAGGAAACAACTTCCTGAGAGATTTCACGAAGCTCCGACCTACCTCAATCTCATCGCGTAGGTATCTGCCATCAGGCATTTTTTCAAAGCGCGACACATCCTCCAAATCCATGATGTCACCATTCAGATATATCCCATCAACCTTACGCTTCTTGAACTCGGCAAAGCAAGCCTGAACGGCGAACTTATCATGGTACGGTAAATGGATGTCATTGCAGACACCTAGCTTGGTCACGCCCTGAATCACCACTGGCTCATTGATCTCGGACCAACTACCTGGAAAATCAATAACCAATCCCAATGGATCATTGAAATCCGCCTCACCTATGGCAGATTCACCAAGGATGGCCTTTTCAACCGATTCCATGGTCCTGTCAAAATCCTTGACTCGACCGCTTCTGACTCCTGCTACATAACCCCTGGCTGTAGTATAAGTCAATTTCAACTCAGGATGCATCTTCAGAAACAGCCGAGCAACACGCTCCAAACCGATGCCGGTGGTTATACCATTGGCATCATTCTCAGTGAGCCACTTATTTAGGATTTGTCTTGCACTCATAGATCTCTTTGATTAAGTAACCGAACAAATACGCGAAACTTTCTTCGCTGCTGTCATCATGCTTCAAGCCGATATACCTGGCATGATCCATGACCACATGCCAAACCTCATGAGCGATGGTCTCCAGATCAAGCTTGGTGAACATGACCGCATACTGACCAGGCATCGAATGACTCAAATAGCAAGTCTGCGCATCGGTATCGGCATCCATAGTGAACTCACTCGGATCGAACTTTTCCGCCTTTTTTCTGATGCGATTCAGCTTGGTGGCAACCTCATAAGCCGTAGCCTTGACAAACACATGCACCACGAAAGGGCGGTCCTTCAAAGCTATCTTTTTGTAAATCACGGCATAAAAATATCATGGAAACGAAACAAAAATACATTAAAGGGGTGACTTATCAGTTATCACAAATGCACTTTTTGGCGAAAATCTGCATTAGTTTAGCAGCATCATTGTGACAGATGAGGCAAGATATTGGTGATTCCCCACCTAGTTAACCCCCAAAGCTGTCTGTCACCAGCCGAGGGGGTTTCTTAATTTAATGAAAAATGAAACAAACCGCAGAACAACTGATAAGAGCAGACAAACTTGAAACACTAGCAAAACTATTAGCCAAGTCATGGTTTTATGGAAAATGGGAATGGGAAACTCCAAATGAAAGGATAATGCAAATGCTGATGCAGGACTTAGGGTATTATCCGTTTAAAAATGAAGATGAAATGATACAACAAACAAGAGTAGATGAAGACCTGTATAAGGAAGCCGTTGAAAAAGTTGAATTGAGAAATCCAAGGATTATGCCTGTTGAAAATCAACTTGGTGACACCAACGAAATGATATATAAAGGTGGCGAATTAGAGACCTTTAAAATCGGAAATTCCGATAAATCTAATACAGATGAATAAAACAGCACTACAACAGTTCATTGAATGGGGAAATCAAATGATTGGTGACCATCCTGCCAAGACATTGAGCTTCTTTGAAGCCATAGAAAAGGCGGAAGAGCTGCTTGAGGTGGAGAAGCAGCAGATAATGAAAGCTGTTTACGATGCAATGGGAACAAACTTTGACCCTAATATGGGAAGAGCAGAACAATACTACAATGAAACCTATAAATCCAAAAACCCATGAACCTTACAGGAAAACTAACCCGAATCCTTCCGCTTGAGAGCGGAACATCCAAAGCAGGAAAAGAATGGCAGAAGCAATCTTTCGTGCTGGAGTATCAAGATGGCAGCTTCACCAAGCTCGCATGCATCCAAGTCAAATCAGAAATGCTTATCCAAGTGCTGAAACAATTCCGCATGGGTGACACCCTATCCTGCGAAATCAAAATCGAAGCTCGCGAATGGCAGGACCGATTCTATACCGATATCACCGCCTGGAAGATTTCCAAGGCTGAAACAGAAGTACCTTTTTAATCATTAACCCTTAAACTTTTCTAATCATGAAACAACCAAAAATCCAATCAGTTCAAATCATCCCAGTTCAAGACATGGTGGCATTTAATGTAGACACCGTGGCTGGAGAAACACAAAAATGGGATATTATCGCCATCCGAGTTACTGTCTATGAAGATGGTCACACGGCATGGTACCCGGTCAACATGGAACACATTGCCATTGAATCCATATTGGATTCCAATAATGTGGACATTTATTGGGATTACATCAGGTACAAAGGCGAGCCTTATGGAATAGACCCATTTCACTTTGACAAGCCTCAATCAAATAAAGTTCATGAGTGATGGCTGAAATCAAGACCCTGAATGTGATCGCCACTATTCTAAAAAGTGGCCCACCTAAAACAGCCTTGATGATCGCGAAATCCACAGGCATCCATATCCGAAGCGTTTACCGCTACATCAATTGGATTGATGACATGTCAAGAACCTTTGAGCATAAAGTGGAAAGGAAAGTTATCAACGGCTCATCCTATTACCACCTGAGGCCATTCGATTGATTATATTTGCAGTATCGGGAAAGTAGAGACTCCCTCAACTTATTAAAACTAATCAGCCCTGAATGGGGTGGATTCTATCGGATTATGGTTTCTCTACACCTCCCACCGATGGATGAAACCCCAACCAGGGCTTAATAATTTAAAACCATGAATAAAGAAAATTTGAGAAAATGTATTGTCTATTATGAGAATTTTGAAATTGAGTGCTATTTCCATAAATGGATTGAAGTACCAGAAAAAGAATTACATCCTTATAATGAATCCGAAGACAAAATTGTGATTATTACTAAGGCTCTTGTTGAACATATTGAGACTGGTGCAATTCATACGATAAGAATATCTTCATTTCAAAACTTTATTGATTAAACCATGTCCCTAGACCGCGAACTACTGAATCTCCGAAACCGTATCAAAGCCTACCAGCTCAAACCTGATGCCGTGGAGTCCTACCTGCTATGGATGATCCAACTAGAACAGGCCATAACAGCCAAGCTTGAAGAGATTCAGACCGATGAGGATGAGATACATCACAAGTATGCGCTCCAAATCCAAGACCTCAGAAACCAACTAGAGCAGAACTATGAGGTTATCAAGAAGCTCGCATTAATCATCGACATGGCAGGAATAGAATTCCCAACCATACACCAATCCTTGCCAGCCATCAAAAATTATCACCTCCAAGCCAAGGGACTTACCGACAAAATCAATAGCTTCGACCCCCACTCAATCAAAGTCAGCCTATGACTCACAAACACACCAACCCGGTCAACTATTGGGACCAAGAACGCTCATGGCAGGAATCATTCCAATCGGTCAAAATCGAATGGCTGTCCGATGACCAAATCGCGCCTGAACGGTCCTCAAAGCCTTGCTTCCAACTGCAAGGAGCGACCGTGTTAGTGTTGGATAAGAACCCACTGAACCTGCCCATAGGTGATAGCTTCACCAAGTTCGAGATACTCACCCATGGCAAGTTCAAAGGAAACGCCCAAGCAGCCTGGACTTGGATCGGAGTGAAATACATGAACGCCCAACTTCCATTCCTTCGCGTGGCTGATAGCTACTACAAGATCACCCATGTTCGTGACCGATACGATGTACTCCGCGAGCAAATCAAAGCCTTCAAGAAGGAGGAAATCAAGGCCGATCATGGTCCTGCCATCATGCCTTTGATACCCAAGTTCGATGACTTCTGCATAGTTCCTGACAACATGAACTATTCAGAGGTCGTTGACAACTGTTACAATCTATACCACCCATTCAGCCATAAGCCATGGGAACCAAGCAAGCGAGTCAAGGAATCGGACATCAAAGTGAGCATGGGACTGATGCGCCACATATTCGGCGAACAGCTCGAAATGGGCATCAAATACCTCAAGCTTCTTTACGAACAACCTCGCCAAGCCCTGCCAATCGTTTGCCTGGTATCCAAGGAACGGCAGACAGGTAAGACCACCTTCCTGAACTGGATGAACATCCTATTCGGTCAAAACTACTGTCAGATAAACCCTGAGGACCTAGGCTCCCAATTCAACTCAGCCTATGCAACCAAGAACATAATCGCCTTGGATGAGACCGTTATTGACAAATCACATGCCGTTGAGAAGCTTAAATCAATAGCCACGGCCAAGACCATATCGGTCAACCAAAAGTTCGTAGCTAACTATTCAGTGCCTTTCTTTGGCAAGGTCATCATTTGCACCAACAAGGAACAGGACTTCATGAGAATCGATGAGGAGGAAATCCGCTTTTGGATTCGCAAGGTTCCTCAAATCACCGAAATCAATACCAACATCGAAAACGACCTGACCAATGAGGTACCGGCATTCCTGCGCTATCTGATCAATCAACCAGCGGTCGATACCAAACGCTCCAGGATGGTATTCACAGCCGAGGAACTTCATAACGAATCGCTATTGAAGGTTAAGAAGGAAAGCCAATCCCAGCTCCGTAAGGACTTCACACTGATCCTGGCGGATTACTTCTATACCAATGGCCATGACAAGGTTCAGGCAACATTGAGCGAGCTGAAAGAAAAGTTCTTTAAGTTCAATACCAATGTCGGTCCTGGTTACTTGCGCAAAACATTAACTCAAGAAATGGGTATCAAACCTGTTCACGGCAGGTATCGGCCTATCGACACCCATGAAATCAATAGCAAGGTAGGCATGTATTACACATTCTTAAGGACAGATTTTGTCCAGAACTACGAGATTCCCCCTGATCCAGAACCTGAACAGCCGTTCTGATGTAACTTTAACATAAAAACTACTTTAACACGCTAACTAACTGATAGCGTGTTTTTTATTGGTAAATGTTAATTGTTAAGGTCTAAAACGCAAAAACTCCATGAGTTTTAAAAACAAATAGTCTCCGTAGTTTTTGTGATTTGTTAATCTATATATAAAAAAAAAAAAAAAAAAAAAAAATAGAGTGAAACACATAGGCTTACAAGCAAAAAAAAATGTTAATTTTTGCGTTAAA